CATTTGCTATATTGAATACTGCTAAATTTGGTGCTGCTATGATATTTTGTAAGAAACAAGGATTAAAATTTACTGTTTTAACAGAAGATCAAATATGGAAAATGTCAGGTAAAAAATGAGTATTAATTCTAAAAGATTTAAAACATTAGAAAATGCATTTAATTTACCTAGTATAGATGGTGATGGTAATGATGTTGATAGTAAACCATTAGAAGAAGTACAAAAAGCATTAAAAAATGCAAAAAAAATACAAAAGAAATTTAGTAAATTAGATCCATATAGTGTTCATGATAATGAAATGGATGAATTGTCTAAATTGGCAGTTGATGCACACAAAGATCTACAAGAATTAGGTATGAATGTAGAAATTAGACATGCAGGTGAAATATTTTCAAGTAGTAGCCAAATGTTAAAAATAGCAGTTGATGCTAAAAATAATAAAGTAGAAAAAAATTTAAAATTACTTAGATTACAATTAATTAAAATGAAATTAGATTTAGAATATAAAGATGATCAAGAAAATACTGTTGATGGTGTTGCAACTAAACTTGATAGGAATGAATTGCTTAATCAACTCAAACAGATAAATGAAGAAGATAATGAAAAATGATAAATAACTTTACATTGGAGTTTTAATTTATTAAATGGTAAAAACATTAAAAACATATATAGCCGAATCAACCAAGATGTATGTTTACTATATAAAAGTAGCAATACCTCTTAGTAGTACTCAGGTCAATGCAATAGAGCAGTTGATGAGTAATTACCAGTTAGTTAGTTTTGGCAAATTAACACAAATCAAAGATGACAAATATGATTTCTTTGATATACCAGATAAGAATGTACATAGTATAAGAATTATAACTACTACACCATTAAGTAGTTATATTACTAATCAATTAATACGTGATACATTAAATATTCAAGAAAAATTAATTGTTGTTAGAGGTATTAATGAACCAGTAGAATTAGAAGCTGAACTACAACAATTTAAACAAGAATCAGAAAATGAAATTAAAACAAATGGATTTACATTTGCTAGTATGTTAGATACTAATAGATTATATGATAATGCAGAACAACCAAATACATTAAATGTATTTGGTGACGAGTATAATAAAAATTTATTAGCTAATTTAGCTAATATAAAAGCTGATCGTAAACAAACTGAATTTGATGCACATTCTAATTTGTTTAGTTGGATTGATATGAAAAAAGTTAAACCTGGTGAACCTGCACAAAATACAGATGATTTTAATGCAAAGTATAATACACCTAAACCAGTAACTGGTAAAACTAAAGTTATAGACAATAATAATGTATTAGGTGCTGATGGTAATTTCAGTAATGGTGCTGTAAAAAATATAAAATTTTATACCGATAAACAAAATAAAAGAAAAGCTATTGTAAAAGATAATGCTATTTTGGATTCTAAGGGGTAATTAACGTGGATATGTATACTATTCTTAATAAATTAAGAAAACTTAAAGAAAATACTGAAATTGATGAATGTAATTGTACACCAGAAGGTACTAATTGTCCAAAACATGGCATGGATGAATGCGAAATGTTTAATGAAGAAGATAATGAAGACCCTACTAATAATGCAGTTGGCAATGATGACAGCAATATAGATACTCCTGAAATACCTGAACCTGATAGTAATACTAAAGATAAAGAACCTGCTGATAGTAAAAATGATGATATTAAAATTGATGATCGTGGTGTGGAAGATGGTTTAGATAGTAGTGAGGATAGTGAAGAAGAAATTAAAAAACAAGATGATATGTATTATAATGCTATTAAAAATGGTGATAAGGTTCCAGAAGAAGTAGTAGAACCAGATAGATTTATTAGATATTATGAACAGAAATATGGTGTCAATGAAGAAAAGAACGAAGAAAGTGCAAGTATTTACGAAGTTCGTGGCGGAGAAAATGCAAGTTATGAAAAGAATAAAAAACACTGGTTAGTACAATCATTGGAAGATGGTGAAGCAAAAGATCATGAAATGTTTCCTCCAAATCAAAAGGAAAAAGCATTAGAATTAGCTAAAAAACTTAGAGATTCTGGACTTAAAGGTGTTAAAGTTGTTCATCCATCAAAAGAATCATTCAATGAAAATATCAGTATACAAGTTGATCAAGAAGATGCATATGAATTGATAAGAAGAATGGCAGAATTATCTGGAAACAATCAAATGCAAAGTGTTAAATTAATTACACAACAAGGTATTGATAATACCGAATGTGACCAAATTGATAATACTATAGAACATTGCCCACATTGTGGTATGCAAATGGGTGGATGTTTATGTTCTGGTGATAATGATAATTATTGCCCAAGTTGTGGAGCAGAAGATGGCTATTGTGATTGTGACGTAATTCATAATGATAGTTTAGCAATGGAAAATATAGATAATGATTTTGGACATATTAAATATAATGATTTAGGCGAACCAATTGATAGAAATACCTATTTATATAGAGCACCAAATGGGAATCAAAGAGTTACAAAAGCACGTGGTGGTGATAATGCATTAATTAATTATGAAAACATTGATGAAGCTAAAATATATAGTAGACTTAAAAAAGACTATAAACAATATATAAAAGAAGCAGAACTTAATAATAGTAATGCACCTGGTGCTAATAGTCCATTAACTGCTAATAGTAGAGACGAATTTGAAAAGGATCCTTTTGTAAAAGATGAACCTGTTACAGATGGCAGTAGAAGTCCAATGAGTACTATTAAAAGGCAAAATATAGCAAAATAGGATTGGTGACTAAAATTGGTCTATATTAAAAAGAAACAAATCATAACAATTGATATTTTTTATTATAGACCAGATTATAAAAGTTTGTTACAAGAATTTATTCTTCAGGTAGATGACAGTATACCTGATTTACCAAGAACACATAAATTTCTAAATTATTGGCATAATAATATTGATGCAATAATTCAAGAAGTAATTTTAAGTGTAGATGAACAACTATATAAAACATATAAAAATGTAAGCACAATTATTAATTTTAATTAAATAATATATGTCAAAAAATACAGATATAAACATTATTAAAAAGGCTCACGCCAAAACTTCTTATACACCTCATCAAAAACGTGAAATTTATAAGTGTATGAATGATCCGATATATTTTATTGAAAAATATATATGGATAGTACATGCTAAAAAAGGTAAAGTAAGATTTAAAATTTATGATTTTCAACGTGACTTACTTAATTGTTATTGGAAGTATAACTCTATAGTTACATTACTGCCAAGGCAATCAGGAAAATCAATTTCATCAGCAGCATATATACTTTGGTATGCAATGTTTAATAATGATGTGACAATTTTAATTGCAGCAAACAAATTTCGTGCTGCTAACGAAATAATGGATAGAATTAAATTTAGTTATGAGGAACTACCTGATTGGTTACGAGCAGGTGTACAAACTTATAATGTTCAAGATATTAAATTTGATAATGGATCAAGAATAAAAGCTACTACTACAACACCAGATTCTGGTAGAGGAATGAGTATTAGTTTATTGTATTTAGACGAGTTTTCTTACGTTCGTCCAAAATTTGCAGAGGCCTTTTGGACTTCTATATCTCCAACTTTGGCGACTGGAGGTAAATGTATTATTACATCTACTCCAAATACAGATGAGGATAAATTTGCTGAAATTTGGTTTGGTGCTAATAAAACTATAGATGAATATGGTAATGAAATTCAAGATGGTATAGGAATTAATGGATTTAAAGCATTTACTGCACATTACAGTGCTGTACCAGAAAGAGATGAAGCATGGGCAACAAAAGAACGTAATAAAATAGGATTTATTAATTTTGGTAGAGAATATCTGTGTCAATTTTTAACAGATGATAGTACATTAATAAATGCAGTATCATTACTTAAATTACAAGGTACTAATCCTATATTTAAAACTAATGAAATTCGTTGGTATGAAAAAATACAACCAAATAAAATATACTTAGTAGCATTAGATCCAAGTGCTGGTGTAGGTAATGATCCGGCGGCTATTGAAGTATATTGTTTACCTGATATGAAACAAGTAGCTGAATGGACTCATAATAGAACTAGTATACCAAATCAAGTAAAAATGATGCAAAATATAGTAAATTTTATTTCAGTTGAAATGAAAAAATTTCATGACCAACAAGGTGATACTGACATATATTTTACAGTAGAAAATAATACTTGGGGAGAAGCTGCAATACAAACTATCAATGACATAGGAGAGGAAAGATTTGAAGGTACAATGATGCATGAACCAAAAATAAAAGGAATTTCAAGGCCAAGAAAAGGATTGAATACCAATGGTAGAACTAAATCATTGGCATGTACTAAATTAAAAAGTTTAATTGAATCTAACAGATTAACAATTAGCAGTAAACCATTAGTAAGAGAATTAAAATTCTTTGTCAGTAAAGGCGATAGTTTTGCTGCTAAATCTGGAGAAACTGATGACTGTATTATGGCTAGTTTATTATGTATACGCATGATGCAAATGGTTACTAGATGGGACGAAAACATTGAACATTTATTAAAAGATAGTTTTGGTGACAGTGAAGATGGCCAGTATATTGATCCAATGCCAGTGTCACTGGGTTATTAATTTGATAAATATTTTAGTTATACTATTTAGGAAATAATAAACATGTCTTTTAATTGGCAAAAAATTGGTGACAAAATTTTTGGAATACTATCTTCATCAGGTTATGGTATACAAATGTGGGATAAAACAGGCAAATCTACTATAGATCCACATGATGCTATAAGATTTTTAGCTTCTATTAAAAGTAAAAATCCACAGTTAGAAACTTTTAATATATTGATTGGATTACATGATGAAGATGCATATAGTCATTTAGATTTTAGAACTCCTAAAGCAGTAAATGATGTTGATTTTGAAACTATAACAAATATTAAAAATAGTATACAAAAGAATTTAGGTGATGTAGAAGGTTTGAAAATTAATTGGACACCATTTGGCAGTACAATTACACTTAAAGATGATCCTATTGAAAAAGTAACTGAAAGTAGAGATATAGGTAAGGTATATGGAACTACTAAAAGTAGTTTTCAAAATGTAGGAAAAAGTAAATTAATTGTTAGGCATACTGATTCGGTTGACGAAAGTAAGCAAGGTAGTCGTTGGCGTAAAATTAGAAGTGTTTTTATTGAAACAAAAGATGGCGAAAGATTTAAATATCCAAGGAATCATATAGCTGGTGCCAGAGCATTAGCCAGACATTTAAGTGAAGGTGGTAATATAAACGACAAAATTGCTAAAGGCATTGCAAAAATGAGTGAAGATTTTATAAAACTTAAAAGAGCTGCCCAACTATTGCGTAAAGATGGAAACCATAGTAAAGCATTACATACAAGAGATGCTATGAAAACTATTAATTTTGGATTAAAAAAAATTAGTGGTCCAAGAGGTTATGCCAATGCAGATAGTATTATATCTAAAAATAGTATTGAAAAAAATAAACATAAAGATGGATCTAAACAATTATTAACAGATTGTGAAAATTTAACAGAGGATGATATAGGTTGTTTAGACACTGCTGCAAATTATATTATTAAAGTAACAAATAATAAATTACCAAATTGGCTACAACCAATGTTACAAACATTAACAGATAAACTTAGTAATCAAGAATATAAAGATAAAATACAAATAATACAAAATAGTTTAAATAATGGTAATGTACCAAATCAGGATGATATTAAATTAGTAGTTAATATTGTTAAAGAAATTAAAAATAATATTAATGAAGCTATGGTTGGTATGACTATGGAAGATAGATATCATGCTTTAAATAAAGCACTAATAGGAGAAGATTTAGAAAAAATAGTATACGCCTTATCTAGTATAAGTTACAATAAAGTTAAATTTCCAAATATGTCAGTTATTTTAACTGAACATAAAAATAAAATAATACGATCTATATTAACATCCATGAAAGATAATGGCTTAGATTATGTTGTTATTAATGCTATTAATGCATTGAAACAATTAGGAGTTACATGGCCGGAATTGTCTATTTTTAAAAAAAGTATCGAAAATGAAAATAATGTAGAAATTACTGAAGAATTGTCTAATGATTTAATCAGAATTAAAGAATTAAGTGGCATTTAATTTTCTTTAATTATTTTAATTTAACTTGACATTTAATTAGTAATTTGTTATAAATAACATTGTTAGACAATAAATTTATTGTTTATCTTTTTAACAACAGCAAACTCAATAGGAGATGATCTCAAATGGCATTAAATTTACAACAAATTAGAGCAAAATTACAACAAGAACAAGATAGAAAAGATAAAGTTAAAAGTGGCGGCGGATTTAACAGTGATAGTGCAGTTTATCCGTTTTGGAATATACCAGATAATACTACCGCAACAATAAGATATCTACCAGATGGTGACGAGAAAAATGACTTTTTCTGGGTTGAACGTTTATTAATTAAACTACCATTTCAAGGTATTAAAGGTCAAAATGATAATAAAATGGTTGAAGTACAAGTTCCATGTATGGATATGTGGAAACCAGGTAGTTGTCCAATATTAGCAGAAACAAGAGCTTGGTGGAAAGATCCTTCTTTAGAAGATATGGCTCGTAAATATTGGAAGAAGAAAACTTATATTTTTCAAGGGTTCGTAAATCAAAATCCACTAACTCAAGATAATACACCAGAAAATCCAATTAGACGTTTTATGATTAACACTACTATATATGACATCATTAAAACTATTTTAATGCGTCAGGATGTAGAACATACTCCAACTGATTATGAAAATGGTAGAGATTTTTACTTAACAAAATCAACTAAAGGTAAATTTGCTAATTACCAAAGCTCAAGCTGGGGTATGAGAGAACGTGCTTTATCTACAAATGAACGTGAAGCAATTGAAAAGTTTGGATTACCAAATTTAAGTCAATTTCTTCCAAAGAAGCCAGATGAAACTGCATTAAGAGTAATAATGGAAATGTTTCATGCAAGTGTTAATGAAGAACAGTATGATACTGAACGTTGGGGCGAATATTTTAGACCATTTGGTCTAAAAAGCGAAAATAGTGAATCCGAAGTGGCAGTAGAAGTTACTAAACCATCTACAACACAAAGTGTTATTAATAGAGTAACTCAATCTATTAATACAGTAGCTAAAAAAGTAGAACAACATACTACTCCAACAAATGTAGTTGAAGAAGAAACCGTAACACCTACTACAACTGCGGTTGATACTAGTTCTAAAGCTAAAATGAACACACCAGAAGATATTTTAGCAGCTATTCGTAGACGAACTAGCGGTAAGTAAGAAAAATTATTAAACTTTAAAAAGTAGGAGATTAACTTCTCCTACTTTATTGTTTTTGTGAACTATTTTTATAGGAGGAATTAGATTGAAGCCATTTGACGTGAGTAAATTTAGAAAAGAAATAACAAAAAATATACCAGGTTTAAGTGTAGGATTTAATGATCCAACAACATGGATTAGTACTGGAAATTATGCATTAAATTACACTATTAGTGGTGATTTTAATAAAGGTGTACCTTTAGGTAAAGTGACTATGTTCGCAGGAGAGAGTGGAAGTTCAAAATCTTTTTTATGTTCAGGTAATATAGTTCGTAATGCACAGAAACAAAATATATTTCCTATTATTATTGATACAGAAGGGGCATTAGATGAAAAATGGTTATCTGCACTTGGTGTAGATACTAGTGAAGAAAAATTATTAAAAGTAAATATGGCAATGATAGATGATGTTGCTAAATTAATTAGTGATTTTATGAAAGATTATAAAGAAAGATATGATAACATAGATAAGATTGACAGACCAAAAATATTATTTATATTAGATAGTTTAGGAATGTTATTAACACCAACTGACGTTAATCAATTTACTGCTGGCGAATTAAAAGGTGATATGGGAAGAAAACCAAAAGCGTTAGCAGCACTTGTTAGAAATTGTGTTAATATGTTTGGTGAATATGAAGTCGGGCTAGTAGTAACAAATCACACATATGCTAGTCAGGACCCGTTCGATCCCGATGATCGCATATCTGGAGGTGGTGGTTTTATTTTTGCAAGTTCTATAGTAGTAGCAATGAGAAAATTAAAATTAAAAGAAGATGAGGATGGTAAAAAAACTACTACTGTAAATGGTATTAGGGCAATGTGTAAAGTTATGAAGACGCGTTTTAATAAACCTTTTGAAACTGTTGAAATTAAAATTCCTTGGACGACAGGTATGGATGTATATAGTGGACTGATAGATATGTTTGAAGCTAAAGGTATATTAATTAAAGATGGTAATAAATTGAAATATATTGATAGTGAGAATAATGAACATAAATATTTTAGATCACAGATATCAAATGAATTACTTGATCTAATAATGCTAGAATTTGATGTAAATAAGCATACAGAACAAACTATGCCATCAATAAAAAATGAAATTCATAAATTTGAAAATAAAATCGAATAATTAAAAAATATATTAAATAAAAATTAATTTATTAGTAATTAATGATAAATTACATTATATTCTATATATGCAAGGAGTAAATTATGGAAGTAAGTTCAAGTTTAATTTTAGAAGTATGGGAATTAATAAGTGAATATTTGCAAACAAGTAAAAAAGAAGATGTAGCTAATAAATTAATTAAAATTTTTGCTGATAAAGGAATGGAAAGTGAAGATTTTGAATCTATAAGAGGTGAAGATAATTATCTTGATACAGCTATAGACAATTTTCTAGAAGTTGATACCAATGAATTAGATGAGTATGATTATGAAGCAGACAATTATGATGATGATGATTGATCTATTGTAAAATTTTGATATATTAATTACAATAATAGTGGGACTTTATGCAATGTTCCACTATTTTATTTTTAAAGGTATATTTACTGTAATGTGGTACAATAAGGTGGTTAATAATTTATCAGAAGTTGTTAATGTAGTAGATTATTATAATAATGAGTTAGAAACTGCTAAAAATGAACCAAAAATATTTGGTAATATTGAAAAAAATATACAAGAACTTTCTGGTATAATGAGTTATAGATTTATTCAATTACAAGAATTAGAAGCAATACTTAAATATCTAAATATTAAAAATGATAAATTAAGAAGTGATTTATATAGAAAATATACCGAACATTATAATAGAGCATTAACTGATCGTAGTATAGAAAAATATATAGATGGCGAAGATACTATCATTGATATGTGTATGTTAATCAATGAAATAAGTTTAGTAAGAAATAAATACCTTGGACTAATTAAAGGATTAGAGACTAAAGCATTTTCAATGACAAATGTGGTCCGTCTTAGAGTAGTTGGACTTGAAACAGCTACATTTGAAAATAATACCAGAAATAACTAAAAAGGATTTAATATTATTATGAATAGTACTAAAACTAAAATCATCTTAATGGATATAGATGGAACTTTAGCTAATGGAGAACATAGAACCCATTTGTATGGAAAAAGAGAATCATATACATGGAAAGCATATGTAGAAGCTAGTATTCATGATACGCCACATACTGAAATTCAATGGTTAAATCATATTATGTCCGAGCAAAACACATATATTATTATGTTAACAGCTAGGTCAGAATCAGGAAGAGAAGTTACCGAAAAATGGCTCAAATTACATAACATAATTTATGATGAATTAATTCTTAAACCAGAAATAGATGCTATTAACCTTGTTAGTGATCATAATTTTAAAGAAAGAATTTTAGATGAACTTATTGCAAAAGATATGAAACCATTTATGGTATTTGAAGATCGCACTAGTGTAGTAAACATGTTTAGATCACGTGGAATCCCTGTACTACAAGTCAGGCCAGGTGATTTCTAAGCCTTTCGGGCTAATCTTTTTTTCAAAATTTTTCAAATTTTGGTTGACTCTAACCCAAGAGATGTTATTGTATTTTTGTAGGCGGTAAACACAACACCAAACATACACATATAGAGAGAGACACAAAATGGCTAACACTTTGGTGCAGATCACAAAGGGTCGGACACGCAGTGGTGTTAAGGTTTCTAACATTGTTGTTGAGCTGCTTGAAGGTATTAAGACTGATAAGGATGGAATTTTTATTACGGTTGACGGGAATAATATTCCTGAGTTGCGTAATGGTCGCAATAGGATTTACCTCAATAGTAAGAATGATTATATTTTTCTCGAAGAAGGCAACAAAGTTTCTGTCAATACTAAGACTGAAGTTGTTCGTACTGATGAGGAAATTTCCAAAGATTTGCTTGATACTTTTAAGATTTTAGGTGAAATGACTGATGCTGGTGCCAATGGCATTGTACGCGGATTGGTAGTTTCTGGTCCGGCTGGTATTGGTAAGAGCTTTACCATTATGCAATCATTGGAAAATAATTTTGATGGTATTACTACTGTTGGCGGTATGCCAATGTATGAAGTTATTAGTGGTTGCACTACACCGGTTTCTTTATATGCAAAACTTTATGAATTTAGTGAGCAAGGTAAGGTTTTGGTTTTTGACGACAGTGACGGGCTACTTTTTGACCAAGATTGTTTAAACCTTTTGAAGGCTGCTCTTGATAGCAAGAAGGTTCGTAAAATTAGTTGGAATGCAAACAGTCATTACCTAGAGGAAATGGGTGTTCCAAATAGCTTCGAATTTAAAGCCGGTATCATCTTTGTTACGAATCTTAAGTTTGATCAAGTTAAGAGTAGCAAAATTGCTGCTCATCTTGAGGCAATTATTAGCCGTTGTCATTATATGGATATTGGTATTGATACTGCTCACGAAAGGCTTATTCATATTCGAAACACGGTTGAGATTTATGATATGATGCATGAATATAACTTCTCTGCTAAGGAGAAGAAGGAAGTAATGGATTATATTTTTGCTAACTACAGCAATTTGCGTGAACTTTCATTGCGAATGGTTCTTAAGATTGCTTCTCTTCGTAAGTCTATTCCTAATAACTGGGTTAAAGTAACTCAGCTTACTTGCCATAGGAAGGCAGCCTAACATAATGATGCTTTCTAAAAAGATTTTGGCTGCTAAACAAGAAGAAGATCAAACTAAACAAAAATGTTTAGCAGCCATTGATTGGCTATTAGCTAATGCATTAACTACTTCTAATAGTTATTTAAATCATATATAATTATATATGATTATAAATTTTTTTAACAGAGAGACTATTTACTCCTCTGTTGTGAATGTTAATTGCCGCATTTATATCTG